CTGTATACAGACTTAGAACAGCTCCTCAGCTTTTCACTTCAGGTAATACACTTACTCATGATAACTTAGATCTTAACGAAGATGGAAGTTGGGTAGAAGGCGTATATAACATAAAGCCTGGTACTACAGATAAGAATGGTAATCTTGTATACAATGCTAGCTGGGCTAATAAAACATGGCCTCAGATTACAGGTGGTACACAGTTCCCATACGAAATAAGATTGTCTGCAGACTCATTCCCTTGCACAGTATTCTATCAAGAAGCAGGAAAAGAGAAACAACTCCTTGGACAGTATGTATTTATGGACGATAAGAAGTCTGATTTCACATACGGAGAAAGAAGTATCTACAAGACAGATGACCTCTCTGACCCATTCTGCATGAAGGTAGAGAACAGCAAGAAGGATAAAGCTGCAAGTAAGGTTTGGGATAACGACGCTGTACTTCAGGTTGAGGTAGTATATCCTAACTCTCCTCTGACTGGTTATTGTAGTAAGCAAGTAGCTGATGAATATGAAGTAGATCCTAACGATGATACTATAATCATACCTGTGGGCAATACTCTACATAGCTTTAGAGATATATATAGAGTAGACGGTAACCCTGTATCATACTATTGGGAACAACACTTCGAGCTTATCTACCCAGATGAAGACGATCTTACTGGAGATAAGTTTGATCAGAATTCAGACTTTGCAAAGAAGGTTACTCCATTCTTGGACTTCCTTGACTGGATTACAGACTGTAAGTTGAACTATAGTAGTAATACTCAATGGTGGTCTGCAGGTGACTATTCAAGTACACAAGAAGCTTTTGAAGCAACAGCTCACGATCACCTAGATATGTATAAGCTTGCTGCTTATTACATCTTCTTCTTGAGATTTGGACTTGTCGACTCTGTAGAGCGTAACGCTCAGCTGAAGACATATGATGGTCAACACTGGCACTATGAGCCTTGGGACATGGATATTGCACTTGGTTGTGCTAACAACGGTGTTATTACATATGATCCACCTTTGACACGTAGTACTAAGCGTGCTGACGGTGTAACATATGCATTCTCAGGTAGAACATCTTCACAGTCTAATACACTTTGGGATTGCCTTGAGAACTGGAGTTACTGGTCAGATCAGCTTGTACCAGAAGTAGCATAGGCATTGTACGATGCAGGTCTTACATACGAGAATATATCTCACATGTTCGATGATAACTACGTAAACAAGTGGGCTGAAACTCTGTACAACGACTCTGGTCACTTTAAGTATATCGATGCAGCATCTGATGCAAAATGGATGCAATACCTTAACGGAGCTAGAACATCTCACAGACACTGGTGGTTGAGTAAGTCTATGAACTATTACGATGCCAAGTGGTCTTGTGGAGACTTTACTAGACACTCTATTGAGTTCCGTATTGATAAGAACGTAGGTGGAGGTTCTATTACTATTAAACCAAATGCTGATACGTTCTTCAAGGGTATGTATGGTATGGTTGATTCTAACCAGCAGTTCCCATTCGGAACAGGTTTGTATGAAGCAACTATTGTAAACGGAGTTACTATTCCTGCTACTGTAAACCTTGGTAACAAACAGTTCTGTTATATCTTTGGAGCTACTGCTATTGAGGAGCTTGACATGAGCGACATGCTTACTCCTAGAGGTGCTAACTACACTGATATTAAGTTTACTGGATCTTATGATTCTGTACTCGGTGCTCCTATTAAGTCTTTGAAACTTGGTGCTATTACTACACCTAACATATATACTAATCCTAATGAGACGTCGTATACAAGCCGTCTGAGTAAGGGTGAGAACAGTATTACTGGTGTAGCTGAAGATAGAAGCTATGACGCACTTGAGAATGTAGAACATATAGATATAAACGGATGGACTGGAATTAACGGATCTTCTGCTACATCTAACCTTGCAAGCTTGCTTACTGGTAATGGATATGATAGAAAGAACGTTAAGTCTATATATGCACTCGGTTGTACCAGATCTGAACAGTTTGTATCGTCTACTTCAGGTAACAAGTTTACAGACTTAAGGCTTCCTGATAGTGTTACAACTATTACAATGACTAACAGCTCTTGGGAGAATATATCTTTCTGGAGTACTGTAGAAGATGGAGAAGGCAATACTGCTACATATACAAAGCTTACTGGCGTACCTTCATCTGTAAATAAGGTTTACTTCAACGGTAGTACTGGTAGAAACAAGTGCTCTTGGGACTTCATTAAGAGTTGGATAGATTCTATAGAAGCTGATGTAATAGCTGATAATCCTGGCGCTACTGATAGTGAGTTGGAAGAGGCTTTATACGAAGTACTTAAGACTAAGACTCTTATTGTTCAGCAAGCATATTGGGGTACATGGGAAGGTGAATATATAACATATAAAGATATCTTACGCTTAGCTCAGTTTAAGAATGAGACTAGTGGATATAATCTTAAGGGTTATGTAAGAATGCACCAGAGTGACATTACTTCTACTCAGCTTGTACATCTTACTGATGTGTTTGGTTCAAGTGTATTTAGTATTGGTAGTACTAACTCTAACCTTGTTATTGATAACGACTCTGATATAATAAGAATTAGTACAGTTGCTGCAGTGGATGAAACTACTGGAAATGTTACAGTAACTGAAGGTAATAGTATTACTCTATCTGCAAACAAATTCCTGCTTAGTGGAGATAATATAACTAATGCTATATTGCCTAGTAACTATACTCTCAACGATATGCAAGAGGGTGTATATTATTGGGGTGCTACAGCATCTGATTCGAACCACGAGAACAATATTGCTACATGGACTAACTTTCCACCGTTTATTTCATTAGAGGTAAACAACCTTGGTCGTGTAATACTTACGGCTAATATTGGTGATGGTAATGACTATCATATGTATGTTGCTGTTTTGTATAAAGATCCTATCAACGGATTGTAGCAAGACGAGATGAGAATAGACATCATAGCTGCTGCTTATCCTACTGGATATGACTTTGTAGTAACAGATAGAACTAGCTCAAACAATGAACCTGCTAGAAGATTCTATTGTAGTCAAGCTATTGCAGATGATATATTTACCACTACGTTTAGTAAACACCTAAATCAATTAGCTCCTGTGTACGAGATGTTTGCTGTAGATAGAAAGTATGAGTTTAAGCTTGTTCCACAAGGTAACTTTACTGTTCCTATTGTATATCTTAACTATTCTGTAGCTAAGTTAAACGGCACTTCTACTGAGTATTATATAGAGCCTACTTCATATGATCTTCTAAATCTCAATGATTCTACTAGATATAATATAGGTCTTGACGAATATTTGAAGTATACTAAGGATTCTGTTGGTAATGGTTTGACATTGGTTGTAGATTCACTCCCTGCTAATGGAGGAATGGCACTGTATCAACTTACCGCTAGAATTAAGATGGGTACTATGTAGAGTGCAGAGACTGTAGTAAAGGCTAATATTATAGTAATGAGTGATACTGCTATTATATATAGTGGTGCTACTGGATTGCCTGCTGCTCTTAAGGATGCTTACTTTACACTGTATTCTAGTCCTGTAGGAAACTATGTTTATAAGTATCATCTTATGGCATTAGAAGGAACCTTAGAAATTCCTAATAATACAACAGATCTCGGTTCACAACTAGGTCAAAGTTTGTTGACATATATACCGTATGTAGATACACTTGATCTTAGTGATTGTACATATCTGACAGGCGTTTTGAATCTATCAGGCATGAGTAATCTTGCACATATAAATACAGTTGGTACAAATCTTGGTGTTAATTTTGGTACAGGATCTAACATATACTCTATGCACTTAGGAAGACCTACTTCAATTACAATAGAGAATCCGACGTTGATAAACTATGATAATATATCTTCAAGAGTAACCGTAGATAGTTATGGAGAACTAGAGTCTCTTGTAATTAAAAACGTTCCTTTAAACGGGTCATATAATTTGTTTGATAGAATTACCAAAGTATTTATATATGGTGGTTATATTATCCCTGGACTTATTATAAAGGATGATGGAACTGATGGTGAAATAAATGTAGATAACAATAAATACTCGACAAGTTACATTCCGGTAACCAGCGGAGATACTATTACGATGGTAAAAACTCCATCTGGTGATAGTGGAAATGTTTTCTTCTATGATAGTAATAAAGATTTTATAAGTAGAACCTATGTATGGTGGAGCGATTCTAATAACGTAAGTGTTCCAAACAATGCGGCTTATATAAGACTGTATTGTAATAATGGCTGGAGGTGGAATATAACATCTAGTACAACTGGTAATCTTGTATTTAAATACGTATAATATTATGACACATTTATATATAGAATAGACAGAAAGTTCAACAGAAGAAGTTAGTAGTAGTGTCATAAAGAAATTATATGACATAGCTCTTGCTGGATTAGATAGTACTAGTAACTTAAAGGGCACGTTACACACAACAGTAGCATCTTCTAGAGATATAGCATATTTAACAGGATTGTTTCCAAACCTACACATTACTGCTGACGAATATACTGTTACATTTGAAGATGCTGAAGTTGAAAGAATATGTATAGCTAATTGGGGTAGTGATGGAGTTGTAACTGCTAGTGCACTTTCTTCTGTAGTGACTTTAGGAAGTTAGTGGAATGTTTTTAAAGATAATACTAATATAATAAAAGCTACAGATTTTATATATTTCACAGGACTTACTAGAGATTATATGTTTTCTATGGGTGGCTGTATTAATTTAATTGAAGCAACTATTCCTCCTAATGTAACTACACTTACTAATTAGTTTTAGAACTGTTCTTCTTTAACTACGATTAATGGATTAAATCATATAAATGAAGCATTGTATAGTCCATTTGCTGGTTGTGAATCCTTAACATAGTTAGTTTTTACTTCTTTAACTGGAATATGTGTCCTAGGAGAAATGACTAATAGTGCATTAACAAACGTAGAAATAAATGAAGGATGTACTGAATTTAAACTTATTCTTAGAAATGGAGGTCCAACCACTTTTAATGTTCCATCTACAGTTAGAAAATTTACATTTACTTGTAAAACTTTAACAACAATCACTTTTGCTCAAAATAGTCAACTTACTACTACACATGGTTATGGAGGATTTTCCGGATGTACTAATTTAACAACAATAAATAATTTTCCATGGGATACTTGGACTACAATGGGATCTTATTGTTTTGCTAGTTGTGAATCATTAACAGGAACAATAAAAACTCCTATAGGATAGACAAATATACCAAATATGGCTATAAATAGAATGAAATGTATAGATACTATTATAATAGATTCTGCTGTAACTTCTTTTGGTGCTAATAATTTTGATTTTATATCAAGTAATTGTAAAGTAATAATGAATCCTACAACTCCTCCAACATTATCTTCCCACCCTGCAGGAGAATGGTATTCGGGTGGATTAGGTTGTGTGTTTTATGTTCCAGATGCTTCATATAATGATTATATATCTAGTGGACAGTATTGGACTTAGTTATATAATAATGGCAGAATAAAGAAGATGTCTGAGTTGCCTTCATAATAATACAAGAACCCTAACTTGATTAAATAGGGATTGCGTAGATAGCTTATTGGTAAAGCGGGAGACAGGCGCATAAAGCGTTACGGAAGCACCTGAAGATGGTTCGATTCCATCTCTACGCGCAAAACAGCTCCATCTGTATAACTGGAATTACTAACAAATTATTATTAACAATTTAAATCTAAACTAAAATGGATGCTTCAAAAATCATGATGTTCCCTGAGATGGGAAGTAACAATGATATTGATCCAAACCTCCTGTTGGCTCTTAACAACAACGGCGGTTTTGGTGGTAACAACTGGATATGGATTCTGTTCCTCTGGCTCATTTGGGGTTGGGGTGGCAATGGTAACTGGGGTGGAAACGGTAACAACGGATTCCTCTCTAACCAAATTGCCAATGACAGTGGTCGTGAACTGCTGATGAATGCTATTCAGGGTAATGGTACTGCTATCAGTAACTTGGCTAACCTGCTGAACACAGAGGTAAGCACAGTACAGAATGGTATCTTCACACTTAACAATGCTATTACTTCCGTAGGTACTCAGGTGGGCATGAGCGGATTGTAGATCCAGAATGCTATCCAGAGCGGTAATGCATCAATTGCAAGCCAGATTTGTCAGTGCTGCTGCGAGAACAGATTAGCTATTGCTAACCAGACTAACGCACTGCAGTCACAGATGGCAGCTAACCAAGCAGCCGATCAGCTTGCTGTATGTCAGCAGACTAACTCACTCAGCACACAAGCAGAGCGTAATACTCGTGACATCGTAGATGCAATACAAAGTCAGAGTGTAATGATCAATGATAAGTTTTGCGACCTTGAGAAAAGAGAGCTGCAAAATAAGATCGATACTCTTACTGCTGATAACGCTTTGTTACGTTCTAATATCGACAATGCTGCCCAGACTTCTTTCATAAACGATAAGTTCAATACAGTAGCTACAGAACTTGCTACTATTAAGGCTTCACAGCCTAACACAGTTCCAGTTCAGTGGCCACAGTTAACAGCTGTAAATACAACCCCTTATATGGGTGGCGGTTTTTATGGCGGCTGGAACGGTTTTTATAACAACGGTATTTCATTTTAATAGTGAGCTTATGGGATGCTTTAATGTAACTACAAATGTAAATGGAGTTCCATATTTAAGCACAACCAACGTAACTGTAACAGATACAGCGGTAGACTTTGCTTTAGGTTTCCGCCGTATACAACCAGTAGGCTATTTTACAGTACGTATAGAGAACGCTATTCCTGATGGTACTACAGGTACACTACCTGTTAATATCACATTAAATGGCACCTCTCGCCCGCTTACTTTCTTTAATGGGACCCCTGTAACCGCTGCCGATATAACCGGCACTGGTATTATTACAGTATTTAACGACAGGTTTAATGGCATCTTGCAGATAACATCTGCATTAGCTGCCTAAGTATTAACACTAAACATTTATTGAACTATGGTTATGATTGAAATGAAAGACTCACTGTATGATACAGCATTTGATCTGCTTGATGAGGCTAAGCTGAATGCTAAGAAGACTAAGCTTACTCTCTGTGAGCTTGAGAATGCAATGTATGATTGTTATGAGTCTATAAAAGAAGAGAATAGCGAGGACGAAAAGGACATTAAGTTCCGCGGAGTTTCTGGCTATAAAGAAGATTATCGCCATGACGAACAGTATGGCGTAGGTGACGATGAGGACGAAGAGATGAGCAAGAAGCTACATCACAGACGTCGTAATATGCGTATGCGTCGTCACTTGGTATAATACATAATAGTGCACTTGGGGACTACGGTCCCCATCCCTGCACTCTAAAAATAACACTATGTTTTCAACGTTGAGAAAAGGCTCTACTATTTATATACTAGATAGGACGAGCAAACCTGAGGTTAAACTTGGGTATATTGAAAATGTATCTATGCCAAGACCGATGTACCCTACTTACAATCCACAGGTTAGTTTAGGCACTAACATGCAGACTGTAGTAGATATTCAAACACGCATAGGCGAAGAAACTAAAGAGTTCGTAGTACCTAGTAATCTTAGTGTACATACTTATGGAGATTATACTCTTAGTGAGAACAAAGAAGCTATGATATCCGAAGTTGATTCTTTACTGCAAGATGTTACTAATAAGTTAGATAACATAGACAAATATAAGGAAGATGCTGAGATGTACAAGAACATACTAAAAGAACTCAATCCTGTATATGCTAAAGAACAAGAAAGAGACGATACTATAAACAGTCTCTCTACTAGAGTTGATTCATTACAGGATACTCTCAATAGATTAGAATAGTTTTTAAGACGTAACGAAACCTCACTCACAAATTAATATGATAACACAATACATACAATTAGGTGATAAAGATTGGGGTGTGTTGGTTTACTATAATGTAGGTGAAGAAGATATGGCATCTGTAATAGACTCTTTGGAGTCTTTAGATTGTACTGAAGAGGATATACATGCCGCTACTGTTACGCTACGCAAAGAGAATACAGGATTTACATATACTAATACAGACTACAAGATGACGTTTGTGTGCATAGGTCACTCAAGCAATGTAGGCTAGTTTGTAGATACTGTAGTACACGAAGCTAAACATGTACAATCTCACATATGCTAGTACTACGGAATAGATGAAACATCAGAAACCGCTGCATACCTCATAGGCCATCTAGTACATAAGATGTATAAGATGGTCAGTAAAGTACTCCAATTGTATTTAACATAAAGTTTATGTTCGATATAAAAGGCGATAAAATATCTCTCAATACTGAGGACTTAGCTATACCTCCTTTTAAGAATCATTATAATGGAGCTAAAGATAAGTCCTTAGCATTGAAGGAGATAGAATACGTGGTTTGGCTACATAAATGGAATACACCATATGAAGCATACCCAATAGAGAGTAGAGCTTCTGTAGTAGCTAAAGATGTATTCGGAGATGAGAAATATATACCCACTGAAGACGTAAAGACACTTGAACGCAGATTCATAGAATTCCAAGAGACTACAGGTACTAGACTGCTGATGTCATCACAAGCATCAGCTGAAGGTATTATTAAAACGCTTAGTAAGTATTCAGAAGAAGATATGGATATTGATACTGCTATTAAGGTCTCTAGGATTCTTAAAGATGTAGGAAACATTATTAAGTCTTTAGATACAGCTACAAAACAAGCTAGAGCAGAACAAGCAGAAGCAGGTCGAGTTAAAGGTGGAGGCGTGATTGGAAGATATGAAATACCTAGATGATTAATTATAACATATGATAAATACTATATTTTATTTTCCTAGTTCGCTGACATTCTAGGATTATACAACTATGCTTACCAACGGGGAGATCGCAGAAAGAACCGTTGTTTTTGCAGATGCGCAAAAAGCTATATATAAAGGCGGAAAGAAATATGGAGGCCTCAGCGATCAGGAGTTCCACGATTTAATAGATTCGCTAGAACATGATTCTTGGATTAGTGATGAGATATCTTCAGTAAAAGGGGATATTCAAACTGCAAATACAAGGATAGACTCTGTTAATAGTTCTGTAACAGATGTTAATAGCCGCCTAACATCTGCCATTTCTAGCAGAGATTCAGACATTACAAGCAAGGTAGAGAATCTTTTTAAGGACAGTCAGTGGCTTCAAGAGAACTTCCCACAAGGACAAACCTCTTGGGATAGTGATTGGAATTCTGAACTTGAGAGTTATCTTACTCAAGTTGGTTATTGGGACATAGATTCTACTACTGGACAGAAAACAGCTAAGTGGAGTAAGTTACAAAACGATATAAATTCTATATCTTTAGAGATAGCTAATCTTACTGGAAACGAAACATCGTCTCAGTCGTTGACAGCTGCTATTGAGTCTATGATTGAAGATGATATTGCTGCTCTTAATCTTAATACAACATACGCTAGTATATCTGATGTAAACAACGCTAAGAATATATTGGAGTGGTTATATTCTGGACTTAAAGCTTCGTCTGGCCAAGATAAGACATTTACAGAGTTGTCTTCAATGACAAAGAGCGCGTTTACTTCTGCTATTTCAGATATTAGAACACAGGTTGATAAGGTAGCAAACGGAGACTTTGTAGCACAGACTGAAGTATCTGCTAAGGTAGGAAATGCTATTTCTACTATGCTTGCACAGGCTTCTGGCGATAATGCTCTTGCTACTCTCGCTGCCAAGGCTGATGCTAACTCAGATAACATTGCTGCTCTTGTTCTTGGTATGACAGGTAGTACATCTACTGCAAATCTTTCTACATCGGTATCTACTGCACTGAATAATCTTACATCAGGTTTGGCTTCTAGTTCTGATATTACTTCTGCTAAGGCTGAGATATATTCTGCTATTGACGCTAAGGATAGCAATGAAAACTTTATTTCTCTAGCAGATCTTAAGACACAAGCAGACGCTGACCACGCAACTGTAACAGCTTTAGCAAGTAATGGAGTAGATACATCTGGGTTCTTGGCTAAGAGTGAACTCGGTACAGCAGTAGCTTCGTTGTTTGCATCCACAGGTGATGCTCAAAACCCAACAGCTAAAGCTAATGTTGTTGCTGTAGTTAAGGATAATAAATCAGCTCTTAATCTTACTGCACAGGATGTAAATATAAGCGGGTACCTAAATGGAGGATCTGCATCGTTTAAAGGTGATATACAAGCTTCTAGCTTTGTTACAGGAGAATCTAATGAAGTAGGCATTGCTGTAATGGCTGGAGAGTTTAATGATAGTATTGCAAACACACACAAAGTATATTTTGCATATGATTCTGAACAAGGTGCTGCTACGATGTGGTTCTACCAGAACAACGAGTGGAAGAGAATTAATCTCGCAGACAGCGCTGTAATCAACAACGCAGAGACATTCGTTGCAAAAACATTCTACTCGCTTCCAAGTGAGAATATATATTATTTGCCACCATTGAGTAGCCTTACTACTACTACACTTTACTATAGTCGTGTGACAGGTAAATATTATAATACACAAAGTACATTAGACCCTGTTACATCTGGAACATATTATTAGATAGATTATACTCCTATCAGTTAGGCTAACAGAAACGATCATTGGGGAGGTGTTGAAATGTTAATTTCAGAAGTGTACCAAAATCATACTTCGCAATCTACGAAGTCAAATATATCAAGAATGACGGCTGGACAGAGAGCAGGAAGTGTAATAAAATATACAATATCAAATGGAGATGCGACTACATCTAAGAGCGTTTCTGTTGCAGAGGTACCTTATACTTATTATGAAGGCGATAGGTACACAATAGTAAGACCTGCATTCTATAGATCCATGCAAAAATAGTACGAAAACCAGGAAAGTCCGACAGCAACATACGTGCATGATCTTAGTGGAGATGTATATACCCATAGTGGATATTCTAACACATGGGAGTATTCTCATGAAAATATAACTTTAGCGACTGGTCTTTCGGATAATTATGATGGACCTACGCTAACAAGCCCAGGTTGGTTTAAGTCTAATTATACTAATCACATAACTAAAGTAGAACAAGACACAATGATGTATCCAGATACTGCTGGATATCCAAACCCGACTTGGAGTTAATTAAATATGTTTTAACATATGGTAGACTTTAATAAGAAAATCATAAATTCAGACAAATTTCGTTAGGCTGCTGTATTCTTCAAAGAACATGGCTGTTATACTCTCGCTCCCAGGGGGACTACCGATTATGTACAATACTGGGAGCGGGAGACCTAGCGATGTTTAAATGGGTTTGTATCAGATGATGGTGATGCTATTACAGGTTATCACTACTTCTATTTGAACTACAGCCCTATCATGAAACTTAAAGAAACACAATACGTAGACAGATACGGAGTAGAACGTACAAGACGTGAACGTATCTTTGACTTCCCGTCGTTCTGGGATGGTGACTACTACTATTTCAATGCAATAGAAGAAGCTGAGACACTAGGTAAGCATATGGCAGTTCTTAAGTGCAGACAGAGAGGTTATTCATTTAAGGGAGCCTCAATGCTTGTAAGAAACTACGAGCTTATCCCTGGGTCTAAGAACTTCGCAGTAGCATCAGAACAGAAGTTCCTAGTAGGTGATGGTATCCTTACTAAAGCTTGGCAAATTATGGACTTCATAGATAAGAATACAGCATGGTCTAAGCAACGTCTTACAGCAACACGTATGGAGCGTGTAGCAGGTTTTAAAGTAAAAGACGAGTTTGGTAAAGAGACTGAGCAAGGTTACTTATCAGCTATCACAGGCATTACTCTGAAGAATGACCCCGAACGTCTTCGTGGTACTCGTGGTAAACTAGTACTATTTGAGGAGGGAGGTAAGTTCCCAGGACTTGAAACAGCTTGGCAGATTGAACGTCCTGCTGTAGAGACTGACGACGGTGTAGCATTCGGATTACTTATAGCATTCGGTACTGGTGGTACTGAGGGTGCTGCATTCGATGGTCTAAAGAACATGTTCTATCACCCAGATGCATTCAATGTGTTAGGCTTTAATAACATATGGGATGACAATGCTGAGAATACGAAATGTGGTTTCTTTGCTCCATCATACTGGAACCTCGAGAGTGAGGATGGCAAGTATATGGATAAAGACGGTAACAGCTATTAGAAAGAAGCTGCTGAACGTCTAATAGAAGAGAGAAATAAAGTACGCGAAGGAGGAGCTTCACAAGAAGCTATAGATAGATTTATATCTGAACGTCCTATGAAGCCAGCAGAAGCGTGCTTGGAATTAGGAAAGAATATCTTCCCTAAGAAGCTACTAATGGATCAACTAACAAAAATTAGGACTAATACTAAGCTAGCTAATATGAAACATATAGTAGACTTAGCTTGGGATAATGGACGCGTAGTAGCTGCAGAAAAGAAATCTGGCGATATAACAACATATCCATTGAAGAAAGATGACAAACCAAAAGGATCTGTAGTTATATGGGAATACCCAATCCCAGACCCCCCATTTGGATTATACATTGGCGGTTGTGACCCGTATGATCATGACGAGTCCTTCACTAACTCATTAGGATCGACGTTTATATTTAAACGCGTTAGAGCAGGAGAAGCTTGGAATGATGTAATAGTTGCGGAATATACAGGTAGACCCGACACTGCAGAAGAATATTATGAAAATGTAAGAAAGCTACTAGTATTCTATAATGCTAGACTGTTGTTTGAGAATGAACGTAAGGGTATTTACCCTTACTTCACAAACAAGCATTGCGACTACTTACTTGCTGATCAGCCAGATAAGATAATTACGGAGATCTTTAAAGATAGTAAAGTACAGCGCCGTAAAGGCTGTCACATGACTAAACAGATTAGGGCGTACGGAGAAGGTCTTATACTCGAATGGTTAATGGAAGAGTATGAACCAGGACACCCTAACTTAGAGAGAATATACAGCGAACCACTCCTAGAAGAATTAATATAGACGGATGGCGTAAAGAACGTGGACCGTGTGATTGCTCTATGTATGACAATGATATACAGAGAAGAGCTATTCTAGGTTAAGGTAGCTGCAAACAAGGAAGAAAATAAACAGGTTGAGCTCTTTGAATTGCCGTTGTTCAGTCGAAGATATTGGGAGACTGATGATGGTATGCAAGACGATATACCAACATTTAGTTTTTAATATGAACGAATTAAAGATTGTAAGAGGTAATACATTCAATACGGTAATAGAGGTCAAAGCTTATAGGTACGATGGAACTCTTATAGAAGACTTTGATTTACAGACCTGTGATAGTATACAAGTAAAGGTTCACAATGGGAATAAGGTTATAACACTGAATAAGTTCTCAGTATGTGAAAACAATAAACTAGATATACGATGGACATCAGACCTCACAGTAGGTTCGTATACACTTGAAGTTACAGGTAGATTTGATGGACAGAGTTGGAGATTCTATGATACAAAATCAATTCTCAGTATTGTAGAGACCAACGCAGAAGCTAATATCCCACAAGAGTCTATTATAAAAGAAGACTACTATAGCGTAGATGGAAAGGCTCTTTATATTGTGTGCCCTAAAGGAGAAACCGGACCTCAAGGTCCTCGTGGTGAACAAGGCATACAAGGACCTAAGGGAGACAAAGGCGACAGAGGATTAACAGGAGCTACTGGAGCTACAGGTTTACAGGGACCTAAAGGAGACACTGGGTTAACTGGTCCACAAGGACCTGTAGGACCACAGGGTCCTAAAGGTGAAACAGGTGCTACAGGCCCTCAGGGTCCTCAGGGAGAAAGAGGTCCTCAGGGTATTCAGGGTATATAGGGTCCTGCTGGTCAAGACGGTAGAGATGGCCGAGACGGTACTGACGGATAGGATGGTGCACCTGGACAAGATGGAGCCCCTGGTAAAGATGGTAAGGACGGCACAGATGGTCAAGATGGACACACTCCTGTAATCACTGCAAGTAAGAGTGGCGGTGTTACTACAATATCTGTAGATGGCACTGCTATTGCTACTATCAATGATGGACAAGATGGTTAGAATGGACAGGACGGCCAGGATGGAGCTAACGGAACCAATGGTACTAATGGTACGAACGGAACAAACGGTACCGACGGTATTACTCCTACAGTATCTGTTTCTACTAGCGGTAAGACACATACAGTTTCATTCTCATATGGTTCAGGAGACTCTAGAAACACTAGTTTTACTGTAACAGATGGTAACGACGGATAGAATGGTACAAATGGACAAGACGCAGTAAGTCCTACATTAGCTACTGTAGCTACATCAGGTTCATATAATGACCTCAGTAATAAACCAACTATTCCTACTATATGGAGTGGTACACAAGCTCAATATGATGCTTTAAGTTCATACGACAACAACACTATATACATTATATCATGACAAGTACAGAGATAGCAAGCGCTAGTAAAATAATGTTAGGTTCTACTGAAGCTGTTAAGATGTATATAGGTAGTACTGTTGTATGGGAACCACAAACAACTCCGGTTGGTCCATTACCAGCAGGTTATACAGAACTTGAATACATATCTAGTTCATCTGGAGGTAACCAATATATAGATCTTGGTATTAAGTTGTATGAAACGCTTAATACAAACTACGATATTGCTATGAAGTTTAATATAGCTTCTGGTAATGCTAACCAAGCTGCTATATTTGCTTGTCAAGATTCAGATAACAGTCCCTGGCCAGGTACATTTGTTAGAGCAAATAGTAATAATAGTAAAGTCATAGGTAGATATATTGGAGGCACAGCTAAAGACAATACGATTGGTAATCTTGGAGCAGATATAGAACTTCCAGTACAAACATCTCCTAATAAGAACGTTACTAGTTTAAATAACAATAATACTACACACCAATACGGTACATCATTGTTCTGTGCATTTGTAGGAGGTACAAATACTCCAGCTAGATATTGTAATGCTAAACTATATTACTTTAAATTGTTCGTA